TGGTTACTCCCCATAGAATACAATCAAGTAAAGAGATGCTAGTTTATAGGAAATCAATAGGTATGTGTGAATTAGCATGTAGTTATGGGGTTCCTGTTCTACAAAGCCTTGCCAATGGATTTATCAACAATGGCAAAGGAAAGTTTGATGCTCGAGTTCAAAGTGAGTTTCATCGATTGAAGTTTGAACAATCTCCACTCGAAGCAAAATCCCAACCAATATCGATTGACACACGGTTGAGTTTTGAATTGGCTTGGGGAATATCAATGGCCGAACAACTCTTGTTGGAAACCGAGGTAGGTAATTGGTGTGAAGAGTTTTATACTGATTGTGATCTGTCAGTCGTGGGTGAGATCGGCTGTTCATTGTAAAGCTGTCTTTACCAATTTCGTCAATATCAAGTTTTAACATGTCTTCAATGAAGGAAACGACCAAATTGTCCAAACAAGCAAGACAACGTAGAAATAAGCGGTTAAAACTACAACAACAAAAGAAATCACCACCACAACAAGCAACAACAACACAGTCACAGCAATTACAAGCTCTGACTAAGAGAGTAGAAGCACTAACAGTGAGGAGGTCCATTCCTAATAATAAAGTGTTCCAAAGAAAGTTTAAAGGGAGTTACTGGTCAACAGAACAAGGCGAAAACTTTCTCAAATGTGCGTTTGCACCAGTGGACTTTGGTAACATCAAAATTGGAGGTGTCCCAGATGGTGGGTCTCAGTCAACGTTTGTCGTAAAACATAGGCTGATGGTGCCACTAGTTGGGGACAATCAATTTCTAGTGGTACCTAGTCCAACAACACCATTATTAGTAAACACAGGGATCAACTTAGCAAACACTAACAACTATGAATATTTTAATCCATCAAATATAACTACGTTCTTCCCTACAATATCACAGGAATTCACCACACCACCTAATTTTACCAGTTTTAGGGTTATTGGTATGGATGTTAGAATAATATCTACTTCTGCACCAATTAACACAGCGGGTATAACTATGGTGTCTAGAGTTGAATTCAAATTGGAGTTAGCAACAACAACTGCGGGGTTAGACTACACGTTTGTGGGTTGTCCCCTGAACAACATAGCTACATTGACCAATCAAGCCAAGTCGTGGATGTCACCAGTGACTAATGGGTGTTATGCCTATGCAGCAGCACGGACATTCGATTGGACAGAAGTCATACCTGGAATAGCAACCGTGCCTAAGAATGGCCCAGTAAATGCGATAGGTCCTTTCTTGGGTGGGCCTGCTGTTGGGTCAGCAGTGACAGGAATAGTGGGAATTAGTGATATGGACTCTCTCGCAGTGTGTGTTTCCGGAACGTCAGGCGCTTCTACTACGTACATGGTTGAGGTGAGCATGTGTGTAGAATATCAAGTGGCAACAACTAGTACATTCTCCACTTCAGTAACACCTG